TGACGGTAGTGCTTATGTTACCGGTGTTGCTAGCTCTGCTGCTGACGTTACTAACGTAGCTGCAGGAGATATTGTTGCTACTAACGTTCAAGACGCTATTGACGAACTTGATGATGAAAAGGTGCCTCGAACAGGTACAACTGGTTCAGCGCTGATTCCTGCTGGTACAACAGCGCAACGAGACGATCCTGCTACCAACGGGATGTTCCGTTACAACACCAGTAATAACCAATTTGAGGGCCGTATTAACGGCGCTTGGGGTAGTATTGGTGGAGGTGCAACCGGTGGTGGTAGCGATGCCGTCTTTATTGAAAACGGTCAAAACGTAACTACTGATTACTCAATTCCTGCCAACACTAACGCTGGTTCATTTGGACCTATTACAATTGACAGTGGTGTAACAGTTACTGTCCCTGCTTCCTCTAACTGGACTATTGTATAACTATGACTGTAAGAATTGACGGTACTAATAGCACCGCAAATCCAGCTATTACGGGAGCAGACACCGATACAGGTCTGCAGTTTGGAACAGATGAAGTCAGTATCGTTACTGACGGAACGGCACGCGCAACGGTTGACAGCTCCGGCAGGCTCTTAGTTGGTACGTCTAGCAGCCAATCAACCTTTTACACGGGCGGCATCCAGGTACAAGGCACCAACTCAAGTACTTCTGCAATCTCAATCAAAACCAATCAAAACGACAGTGGTGGTCCTGGCTTAATTCTTGCCAAGAGTCGCGGAACATCTGCTGGCTCCAATACAGCAGTGCAAAGTGGTGACGAAATTGGCTACATCGGTTTTATTGGGGCTGACGGTACAGATACTGAAACTCCAGCCGCTTCAATCAGCGCACAAGTAGACGGCACACCTGGCGCTAACGATATGCCAGGCCGCCTAGTGTTCTCCACTACTGCGGATGGGGCGTCATCACCAACTGAAGCGTTTGCTATTACCAATGACCGCCGCAACTGGGTGTATGACGCTAGAAGCCTGGAAGCAGAATTTGACACAACTGCCAAATTAAATGTTTACTCTGGCTCTAGTACTTCTACCGGCAACGTCGGAATAGAGTGCGCGGCAAACACAGGAAGCGCTAGGTACCACATTTCATTCTCGGATAGTTCTGGTGTTGTTGGGTCTATCTCTACGTCGGGTGGAGCTACTGCGTACAACACCTCGTCTGACTATCGCCTTAAAGAAAACATTGTTCCACTGGCTGGTGCTATTGATCGCGTCAATCAGCTTCAGGTTTATCGCTTTAACTTTATTGCAAATCCAGATAATACTGTTGACGGTTTTATCGCACACGAAACTCAAGCCATCGTTCCTGAATGCGTTACTGGTTCTAAGGATGAGGTGGATGATGACGGCAAACCCATCTACCAAGGCATCGACCAATCCAAGCTGGTGCCGTTGTTGACCGCTGCGCTGCAGGAAGCAATTGTTAAAATTGAAGCATTAGAAGCAAAAGTAACCGCTCTGGAGGTTGACTAATGGGACTAAAACTAAACGCCACCAACGGTGGTGGCTCGGTTGAATTAATTGTTCCAGATACAGTTGATAGTGATGTAACTCTTACGCTTCCTTCAACTGCTGACACTATATTGGGTTCTATACCCCCTGGTGCTGTAATTTATGTTCTTCAAGATACTGCGCCAGAAGGTTATTTAAAAGCTAATGGAGCAGCAATCAGTAGAACTACATACGCCAACCTTTTTGCTGCTATTGGTACTCATTACGGGACTGGTGATGGCTCTACCACATTTACCCTTCCTGACTTGCGTGGTGAGTTTTTAAGAGCTTGGGATGATAGCCGGGGTATTGACTCTAGCCGTGCTTACGGTACTTCACAAGCTGACGAGTTTAAGTCACACCGGCACGGTATTAGAGGAGGTAACGGTCCCGTTAACGACTATGTAGGTGGTTCTGCTGCTGCTTACGGTTTGTTTACAGATGGCGGCACTCTTTACACAGATTATATTCAAGCTAATACAGGTGGCAGTGAGACACGCCCACGAAACATTGCCCTACTCGCTTGCATTAAATTTTAACTATGAATATTTATCATTATAATCAAGAGGGTGTGTATGTTGGTTTAGGGGTGGCTGATGAAAGTCCTCTTGAACCCGGCGTTTATTTGATTCCCGCCTCTTCTACGACTTCACCCGTTCCCAGTTTTTCAGACGGCCAACAAGCTGTTTGGGATGGATCGTCATGGAATGTTCAAACTATTCCTGTTGTTGAAGAACCTGTTTATACACCCACAACTGAAGAATTATGGGAAATTCTTCGAAAACTTCGAAATCAAAAACTTTCTGAAACCGACTACCTAGCACTTTCCGATGTAACTATGTCGGATGAAATGCGTATATACCGCCAAGCACTCCGGGACTTGCCTGCTAACACCAGTGATCCGGCTAACCCTGTTTGGCCAGTTAAACCCGGAGGTTAATTATGAGCACACTTAAAGTAAATAAAATTGAAAACACCGCTACAACAGATGGCGGTATTCAAATTGATAGTGATGGACACGTTCAGGTTGATGGTGTTCAGTTGCCTACTGCAGGTGCACTAAGTAACCGCAATAAGATTATCAACGGCGACATGCGGATTGATCAGCGCAATGCTGGGGCGAGTGTGACAATTAACGACGCTGGTGCTTATGTAGTGGATCGCTGGTCTGTACAAGAAGTTGCCGATGGCGCTTTGTCGGTCCAACGAGACACTGTGGCTCCTGCTGGATTCACTAACTCACTGAAAGTCACTGTAACCACTGCCGACACTTCCCTAGCCGCCTCTCAATACGCAAACATTCGCCAACCGATTGAGGGATTTAACGCTGCAGATCTTGCTTTTGGCACCGCATCAGCCGCTACGGTCACGGTTTCATTCTGGGTGAGGTCCAGTCTTACTGGAACATTTGGGGGTGCGCTCTCAAACTCTGCTGAAAACCGAAGCTATCCTTTTACTTACGCGATTGCTTCTGCTAATACATGGGAGCAGAAAACAGTAGCCGTTGTCGGTGATACTAGCGGCACTTGGCTGACCGATAATGGAATTGGTCTTTGGGTCGTGTTTGGCTTAGGTGTTGGCACAGATAGAAGCGGTACTGCTGGGGCATGGGCGGCTGCTAATTACAGATCAGCTACAGGCGCAACATCAGTCATCGGTACACTCAACGCCACCTTCTACATCACCGGCGTCCAACTAGAAGTCGGCGACAAAGCTACACCATTTGAACACCGTAGTTTTGGTGATGAGCTGGCTAAGTGTCAGAGGTATTATCAAACAACTGGAAATGGAGCTAATCCCACTAATGCTTTTGGTGGTGCTGTTTTTGTAACTTATCCAAGCAATGATTATGCCTACGGTAGTGCAAGATTCCATTCTACGATGCGAGCGAATCCAACTGTTGTTCTTTATGATAATAGTGGAACTTCTGGAACAGTTACACAAAATGGTACAGCTAATGGTATTGCGGCGAGTGCATCACACATTACTATAAATGGATTTTCAACAGTGCAGAAGAGTTCTGGTACTTGGTTTAACGATGCTAGATATACAATATATTGTGGATACACTGCTTCTGCCGAACTATGACTTACAAACTCACATCACCAGCGCCAAATGAAAGCGCTGCAACTACCATTATCCGTCTTGAAGATAATGCCGCAATTCCTATTAGTGATAATAACATTGACTACCAAGAATACCTAGAATGGCTAGCCGAAGGAAACACACCACAACCCGCAGATTAAAATTATGATCACCCTTATCCGTCCAATCCTGTTCAGCTTTCTGAACTCTGACAAAGTAAAACTTCTTATGAAGTACATCCAGAAAATCCATACCGGAAGTTTGCTAAAAACCCGTAATTATTCATCTTTATCTTTAGTAAAAGCTGGATGACTTAACTCGATACACCATCCAGGCTCTCCAAAAGTCCCTTTTTCTGTAAATACTGGTTGCGGTTGAGGATCTAATTCTTCAGCCGCTTCTTTGTATTTGCGTACTTCTTTATTTAAATTTGCTGTAGTTTTAGCTTCACGCCACTGAGCTACTAGCCAATCAATACAAGCTTTAATACACTGTTTAATGAATGT